TTCTGCTATTCCTGTTGGACTTAAATATTCTCTTCTTAAAGATTTATATTTTATTCCATCTCTATTTAGAAATATTGTATTTTCTTCTATGATAGAGTTTGCTTTTCCAGTTACTTTTACAGTCCCCTTTGCTTTAGTTCCCAATCTTCTAGTAACTCCAAACATTAATGCATGTTTGTCAACATACTCATCTTCTGTTGCAGTATCAATAAAAGTTTGTTTTTCCCAGAACTCTAACTCTTTATAAACTTCTTCTGCAGTAATTCCAAAAGTTGCTGCTATATCAAAATTGAAAGTACCTTCCATTTTTGAAAGTGGATTCTTAAGATTATCCAGAAAACTATTTCTTAATTCTATTCTATCTTTCACTTTACACCTCCATTTCTAGCTCCCCATACACAGTTTTAACATTAAAGGTTATCTGTGGAACATATTCATCTTCATTAGAAATTTCAAAGTTATAACACTCTGTGATGTATGGATTTACCAATAATGTATCTCTTATTTGATTTATCATTAATGCATCTTTTACAGATTTTTGATAAATAGTACCAATATTAGTTTCTAACTCACTTCCATAGTTATCACTATGGACATCAGTATATCTAAATCTTTCAGTCTTTAATGCTTTAAATATCCATACTTTTAAAGCTTCATTTTTCTCTAAAACTTTTACATCATTTCCTTCTTTGATATACTCACCAGATTTAAAATCTATTGCATATTCCTTAAAAATTGGCATTTCTTCAACTTCTGCTTCAGCTTTTTTAAGAAAAATATTGAAATCTTTTTCCACATTACACCCCCTCTATTGCTCCACTAGGCATTTTAACTATTTTTGTAACAACTACATAATGTACCCCCATAACAAGAACTAATACCTCATCGCCTTTTCTAAGAGTATCTTCAAACCAAATATCCTTGTGAGATTTATATGTTCCACTACCCTCATATCTCCCACTTCCATTTAATTTTGGAATATAATGTCCTGCTGTATCAGATGTAGTATTGTCATAGCTATAGTTGGATACATCTATTTTTATTTCATCTATAATTCCTTCTATTGTATAATCCCTATGATAGTGTGGTAAAAGGTAGTTACTGCAGTAAATTTGTTCACTTGGTATAACTTGTCCATCAAATTCAATAGTTATGTTTGGTGGTGGAGTAACAACAGAAGCCTTTATAATAGATGTTCCTTTTGTAGCTTGACCTATCATATCGCCAATTAAAACTCCTAATTCACTCATTTCTTTTTATCCCACCCTTCTGAAAATAATTCATCTATTTTATCTTTCTTCTTTGCTTTTTTACCTTTTTTCTTTTTGTTTTTCTTAGCTTTTTCTTTATTCTCAAATTGAACTTTATCCATAACATTTTCAAAAGCTAGCTCAATATTACAAAAATGAGTTTCTCCTTCAAAGATATGAGTATCAGATTTAACTAAGAAACTACCAACTAGCCCAGTGTGTGGCTCTTGTATTCCAATGTTATAGCCTGCTTGTATTAAGATATTTCCTAAACAATATATCCTTGCACTCTTTTCTACACTCTTTAGCATATCCTTAGCATTTGCTATATTATCTACATCTTTTTCATACTCCATAACTTGTTGGAATAATCCAAATTTCTTCTTATCTTCTGCATTTTCTACTTTATTAAGTATTTGCTGCTTTTCTTTTTCTACTTTATAGATAACAATTTGATTTATCATATTTTCTATGCTTTCTTCATAAGATGATGTGGAAATGTTATCAGCACTTGTCAAAAGAACATCTGTATAAGTGCCTTGTTCAACTATATCTATTGCTTGTTCATTACTAACAATAGAATAAATCTTTTTGTTTTTTCTATGTTGAATAGTGTATGCATTCAATATAATTTCGTATCCGCTTCTATCAATAGCTGGATAAGTACAAGTAACTTCATCTTTTGGGAATTTACCTACTTTTAAATTAAGTTCCCCACAAATTTCCTTTAATATTTCTGATGGTTTTTTTTGAAAAAAGTTTTTAACAAAATTATTCTTATTCAAGTATATTGAATTGTCGTATGCATAAAAACTTTTTATTTCAGTTTCACCTTTCCTAGAATGTTGAAAAACTTTACCATAAAATAACTTTTCTTCTTCATAAGAAAATATAATTTCATCTCCAATATTGGTTATGATATCTCCTAGATATTCAACTTCTAATTTCCTAGCAGTTCCGTAAATTGCTCCACTCCAAATAACCCTAGTAAATATATTCTTATATTCTTTTCCATTCACATAAATTTTTACTTTTTCCATATATTTACCTCTCTAATAGCCCTCTTGCTACATCTGTTAAAGTTTTGTTTTTTTCTATCTCTACAAGAGTTATCTCCACATCTATATCTCCTGTTCTTTCAGTTACTGCAAAATATAAAGTTTGGATATAGCATTTAAAGAAAATATTAAACTCTGGAATAATTAAGGTTAATTTTTCCTTATCATTCTTTAACTTTTTTAAAGTTTCCATACAGTTACTAGGAGTAGTAGAAAGAATATAACTAAAAAAAGGAGATTTCATACTTGGAAAAAATGTTGAAAAACTAATCTTTTCAGCTTTTCTATTTCCAATTAATGTTTTCTCTCCTAAATCAATTATTCTTATAACTTGCAAATCCTGCTCACTCTCTATCCTTAAATCCAAAGGTGGTACTACAAAGAAAAAAGGAGTATTAGTACTATCTTTAACCAGGATAAATGTTGGTCTCATAGCATCATCTCCTTATTTTGTTATTTGTACATAGTTTTTTAACTCTGCAATTATTTTTTGTTTAGACATTTCTGCTGTTTTCTCTATATCTGTTTCATTTCTTATCGTTATTCCACCCATATTTACATTTACCTGAGGCGAAAAGGTTACATTTTGAGGTGGTACTTTAATATCATTATTGCTTTTTTTAGATTCTGGAACAGAAGGTTTGAGCATATAATTTGGAATTGTTGGAGCTTTAAGTCCTAACTTATCACTGACTTTTTCTAGGTTTGTTTTTTCTCCATTTTTACTTATATTTATTGTTCCAAGTGGTTTATTTAAGGAATTTGCAGTTTTATTTCTTAATACTGTTTGCTCTTTTGGTAATTCTTCTGGATTTAATTTAGCAATTCTTCTTCTTTCTCTGAAATCTTCTTCTGTTTCTTTCATCAGCTGCTCTATTCCTTTTCCAGAATTTTTATTATATCTAAGCTTTTCTTCAAACATTCTTTGCTTTATATAATTCAGCTTCTCATCATCTTCTGTTTTACTGTTTCTTAAATCCATTGTTTCTATATCTTTTTCTGCTTGTGCATTAGCCTCATCCCAAGTGTAACCCTTATCTTGATATTCTTTTCTCAATTCCCATTTATTTTTAGTTCGTCCTATTTTTTCTCCTGCCCAATCTCCAACTGTTTTACCAGCTCTATATGCTAAATATCCACCTGCAATATATTTACCAGCACCAGAAAAAATATTTTCTGCCATAGCTGCTACTTTTAATGCTGCAAAACCTTTTATAGCTTCTGCTGTAAAAGTAAAAATTCTATTAAAATAAGCCTCTACATTTTCAGTATTAAATGTACCCTTAGAATTTAATTCAGCCATTTTATCTGTAAATTTATTTATAAAATCTACTGCTGTTGGAGCTAAGCCTTGTCCAATAGATATTTTTAAATCTTCAACAGCACTTCTAAATTGAGCCATCTTATCTTTTGTATCACCACTCATTTCATTTGCAAATCTATCTGTTGCACCCTTAGCATTTTTTATGGCATTTTCTGCTTTCTCTAATTCTTCTTTTGAAGCTCCAAGCAAGTTAGCAAAAATTTTCATCCCCTCTGAACCCGCTATTGTTGATATCCAGTAGTTTCTTTGTTCTTCTGTCATTCTTGCTAAGATAGGTTTTACCTCTTCTATAATTTTTCTAAGTCCTTTAAATTTTCCATTATTATCGTAAAGAGTTAATCCTACTTTTTTCATAGCTTTTTCCATATCAGGAGTAGCTTTTGAAAGTCTTGTATAAATAGCTGCTAAATTTCTTCCAGCAATAGAACCTTTAAGCCCACTATCAGCTAAAACTCCTAGTAAAATATTTACCTCTTCCATACTTTCAAAGTTTCTTGAAGTAGAGGCTACATATTTATATGCTTCTCCTAGTTCTGCAATGCTCGTATTTGTATTATTAGCTGTTGCTGCCATAACATCCATAAAGTGATCTGCATCTTTCAATTCTAGTCCGAATGCGGTTAAGTTATCAGTAAGAATATCTGATGTGCTAGCCAAATCTTCGCCAGAAGCGATAGAAAGTTTTAAAAGTTTTGGCGTCATCTCCAATACTTCATTCGTTTTCATACCCGCCATAGCTTGATACATTTGAGCTTGTGCAACTTCTTGTGCTGTAAATCTTGTACTTCTTCCAAGTTCTCTTGTTTGAGCCATTAACATATTTTCTTCAACTGCTGTTGCTCCCATGATAGCTTTATTTCTTTTAACTTGATCTTCTAAATCAGCAAAAGCTGTTAATGAACTTCCAGCAATAGCTCCTATCCCAGCAAGTCCACCAATAGTAACTGCTCCAAATTTATTAAGCCCACTATTAACTTTTTCCCAGTTCATCGATTTAGCTTTTTGATAAAGTCCAGCAAGTCCTTTTTCTGCTTTGGATATTACAGCTGTAAATTTATCTTTAAGTTCCAATCTAGCACTTAATACATGCTCCAAATTCTCACCTCCAAATAAAAAAGAGGAGCTTTTATACTCCTCTTAGTGTTTATTAATCAAAATGTGCAATTAATACTAATTCATTTTTATT